CGGCAATAGCATCACCTTCACTACCCCGCCCGCCGCCGACAGCGTGGTGTTCATGATCTTCTTCGGCCCCGTCGCAGGCGGCGGGAGCGGCGGCGGCGGAGGTGGAGGAGGAGGGGGCTCGGGCGGGTTCAATGTCGTCGTCGGCGACGCGCCGCCGGGCAGTCCGGCCAATGGCGCGCTCTGGTTCGATACGGTCGGAGGCAATCTTTACATCTGGTACGATGATCATTCTTCGGCGCAATGGGTGATCGTCACGCACTCGCTGCCCGGCCTCACCGGACCGGCGGGCGCGCAAGGCCCGACCGGGGCGGCGAGCACCGTGCCGGGACCAGCGGGATCGCCCGGCGCGGCAGGAGCGCCGGGGCCGCCCGGCGTGATGACGCAATACGGCCAAGCCGGTTCAGTTTACATGACCGTGAACACCAGCGCGTGGAGCTACACCGTTGGCACGGTGGGCTACACCGGCCAGCAAATGGTGAACTACGGCGGCGCTTGGCAGCAGATCGCCGCCTACGCGGCCATTTCCAACGTCACCGGCACGGTCGAGTGGGTCTACTGGCACCAGAGGTATATCTGATGGACGAAAGAGCCGCCACTTTTCTCTCGTCATTGGGTCGTCCGCGCTTCTCGACGGTCGATCACGATCCGGCGCAGCCCATCATCCTCATCGGCGTGCTCGACGGCAAAGACACTGAATTCTTCGCCAGCCCGACCGACGTGATGCCTTATGGCCGCGAGCTTCATCGCCGCGCCGCCGCGGGCGAACTGGGCGAGATCGGTCCGTTCGCGCCGCCCGAAGACTTGTTCGCGCCATCCAGCGAGACGCCGTGATGCTGGATTTCCCGAACTCCCCCACTCTCAATCAAGTTTTTAGCTATTGGGTCTGGGACGGCGTGAAGTGGCCGTCGGCGACCGGCAGCGCCAGCGGCGGGCCGCCGGTGCCGATCAGCTTCCCGTGGCAGGGCAAGCCGCCTGCGGGCGGGCTGGTCAACGTGCCGATGACGGTGCCGATGGCCGTCGCCCCCAACCTCGCCGGAACCACCGTGTTCGTCACGTCGCTCGCCGGGGCGGGTTCGATCTTCACCGTCAACAAAATCTCCGGCGGCGCGACGACACAACTCGGAACCGTCACCATCACCCCGACGTCGCACACTTCGGCGACCTTGGCCGGGACGGGGGGTTCATTAGCGATTGGCGACACTCTTCAAGTCGTCGCCCCGGCGCTGCAAGACGCCAATCTCGCCGATGTCGGCATCACCATTCTGGCGACAAGGGCGTAGGGCGATGGCTTGGTCATTTGGCGACAGCTTCGATCTCTACTCGGACGTAGCCGACATGGTCAACGGCTACTGGGACAGTTCCAGCGGCAACTTGGCGCTGGCGACGCCGGGCCGCTTCCCCGGCACTGGGGCGCTGAACCCTTCCCTCAACTCGGCGCTGGTCAAGGCGTCCAATGTCAACGACGCCGTCCATCATATTGTCTGCGCCTTCCAGCAAGCATCAACAATTACCGGTCCGACGCCGGGTCTATATTTCGAACTGTTCGACGGCGCGACCGCGCAATGCTCAATCGTGTTTCGCACCGATGGCGCGATCTTTCTGACCTCCGGCGGACCCGCTGGAACGGTGCTGGCGACTTACACGGGCGCGTTCACGGTGATCAACACTTGGTACGCGTTCGAGTTCGAAGTGGTGATCCACCCGACGGCGGGCAGTTTCACCGTGCGCAAGAACGGCAACAATGTCGCCGACTTCACCGCCACCGCGCTCAACACGAGGGTCAGCGCCAACAGCTACGCCAACAAGCTGCAAACTGGCGGCGCTAGCGGCGGCACAGGCAGCCATTATTGCGACGACCTGTTCTGGCGCTCTGGCTCGTCGGTGGCGTGGCTAGGTGATATTCGCTGCTATGCGCGAATGCCACTGACCGACGTGCAGGCGCAATTCTCCCGGTCGCCGACAAGCGTGACGCAAACGCCTGTCACGTCCGCGGGAACCCTCGCCATTGCTGCTGGCACAGCGCGGTACGGTCCATTCACGGCTAGCTATGACGGCACAATCAGCGCCGTGACAGTTTCGCTAACCGCTGGCTATACCGGTAATATGAAATGCAGCATTTTTGCGTCTTCTGGCACTTTACCGACAACGGTGCTTGGATCGGCGACGCCTATCGTGAACCCAGCCACCGGGACCAACACCTTCACTTTTAGCGCGCCGCCTGCCGTTGCTAAGGGAGCGCAATACTGGATCGGCTTCGATAGCGACGCTTCGTCCGGCACTTGGACCGCCGGAAGTGGGATTGCAGGAATTACCAGCGCGACGTCTTACGCCAGCTTCCCCGTAGCGTCGCCTTCGCCATCTCTGTCCCAAAGTCCGGCCTTTTATTCATTGACGCTAACCACCGGCAGCAATGCGGGTGTCGTCAGCGAGCCGCAACAGAACGCCCTCACCTCCTACGTCTACGACAGCAATCCCGGCGATGCAGATTTTTATAGTATTGGTTCTATCGTTGGAACCCCTGCTGTCGTGATCGCGACGGTAACGCGAGCTTTTGCTGAGAAATCTGATGCAGGAACACGCACCCTGACTGTGCAAATGAAGAGTGGCGCGACCACCGTCGCTTCACCGATAATAGTTCTGACCACCTCCGGCTGGACGTGGGCGTGGCGGATGGATTTGACTGACCCGAACACTGGGGCTGCATGGACGGCAGCGGCAGTTAATAATATTCAAATCGGGCCGAAGGTGATCGCCTAATGGTCGCCTCTTATACAAACCCCGGCGGTAGCGGCAATCGTACTGCGATAATAACTGTGTCGACAACGGCGACCGTTGGCGGAGGCGCGGTTACGCAATTAGTCGATGGTTCTCAAGCCAATTCTTTCTGGTGGAACAACGGTCAGAGTGGACGTGAAGTTAGGTTCGATTTTGGCACGCCGAAATGGGTTGTCGGAGCTAAATGGTATCAAGACAGTAGTGGAACGCATGGAACGTGGAAATGGCAAGGCTCGCCTGACGGCTCGGCGTGGACTGACATCGGAGCAACCTTCACACTTGGAGGTACGTTACAGGTTATTAGCGAACCCTCGGTCAACACGGCGACATATCGTTACTATAGGATGCTACAAACGGCAGGTACGACGGCGTCCTCATCATTTGACCGAGAAATCGAGTTCTTGATTGATGACAGCGTAACCAGCTTGCCTCCTACTTATGCTCAAATTACGCAAGCTTCATTAGAGATGTGGGTGACAGCCGCAACTTTATTACCAAGTCAAGGTTTAGTTACACAAGTAGCATTGGAGCAATGGGCGGTGGTTACACCGATCACGTCGATCGCGCAACAAGCCCGTGTGATGGTGATGGCATGACGAGAAGCAGGGTTCAGACCAACCGCGCTCCCGTTACTGGCGTCAGGCCGACCGCAGGCACGCGCAAACCGGGTGAACTCTACACCAATTTCGCCGACCTTCAGCTTGGCGTGATCGACGCCGGGCAAGCGCCGCGCGATCTTCTCGCAGTTTGCTTCTTCTCGCCGACGGCGAACTACCCAACGGGCGCGTTCGTGGTCAACTCGGGAACGCTCTACGTCTCGAATACGACGGTGGCCCCGGGAGCGTTCAATCTCACCCAATGGACGAAGATCGGGCCGTGAAGTGAATGCAACCGGCGATGCTCCTTTTCTTTCTTGGTCTGACCGGATGCAGCGCCAGCTTCGAAATCGCGCGCCCTCGCCCGCCGATTGTGGCGCCTGCGGCGGGCGCGGGGACGACGGTGATCGAGCCGAACGGCGAAGTGATCGAAGAGGCGTCGCCGATCCAGAACACGCTCACCAGTTTGTCACAGGCGCAGGAGCTTCGGACTTTGATCCGGCAACTGGCGCGGTAGGAGATCGACCATGACGCTAGGTCTGGCGTATTGGGTGTTGATGCTGGTGTGGCTGGCCTTCGGGCTTTTGCTCCATTTTGGCTACGTCAGCGGTCCCTACTCGGGCGGGGTTAGCGCCCTGCTTCTGTTCATTCTATTCGTGCTCTTGGGGTGGCAGGTATTTGGCCCGCCACTTTACAAGTGAAGAGGAGGAGAAAAGCCATGACCAAAATCGTTATCGTAGGAGAAATGTACTACAGCGACCTCAGTATCGGCGGCGGGCCGATGCCGGGAGGTCCGGGCGGCATTATTTCGCACCCCATCGCACCGGGTGGCGAGCGTCCGACACACCCGATTGCACCGGGCGGACCCCCTCTTGGCATTTGGGGCGGCGGCGGGGTGGGCAACTACCCTGACGCCGGGTTCCCCGCGCCACAGCCGCCGTATCCGGGTCAGCCTCCGGGCATTTGGGGACCGACTGATCCGCGTCCGACCAACCCCATCGTGTTGCCGCCGGTCACTCCGGGCGGACCTCCGGTTGTGATCTGGGGACCGACCGATCCGCGCCCGACCAACCCGATTGTGCTGCCGCCGCCGCCGCCAGACACGGGCGAGAGCGGCGGAAAGCCGCCGCCGCCCAATGGCGGTTGGGGCTATCACCCTGAATTTGGGTGGGGCTACTTCCCGGCCCCAATTGAACCGGGACCGAAAGTCTAACCAAGGAGTTCGACATGGCGTTCCCCATTCCCGGCGGCGCATTGCCGCCCGGCGGCCCTCCCGGTCCCGGTGCTCCTCCTCTTGGCGGAGGCGGGGGTGGGGGCATCAGTCAACTGCTTGCTGGTCTGGCGGCGTCGCATGGCGCTCCAGCCAGCCTGACCATGCACCCCGGCGGTGGCGGCGGCCCGATGGGCGGCATGCCTCCGCTGGGCGGCGGCGGTCCACCGGCCATGCCTCCTATGGCGGGAGGCGGTGGTCCTCCTCCAATGGGCGGTGGCGGTCCCCCGCTGGGCGGTCCGCCGCTCGGCGGGGGCGGCCCGCCGATGATGGGCGGCGGCGGTCCTCCCCCGGCCATGCGCCCGCCGTCGGCGGGTGCTCCCGGGATGGGACGCGCGCCGCCGATAGGCGCGCGCCCGCCCGGACTTGGCGGCGGCGGCAAGAAGCCGCCCGGCAAGAAGGGCAAGGGGATCAGGGTCAAGTCGTCGCCCGTGCGTTAGGAGGGTTCAATCATGCCCACTCCATCGTCCTACGCGTGGGCTGAGACCCTTACTCACGCCGTGCCGATTGGCGCGGCGTTCACTATGAAGACGCCCGGTTTCGCTAATCCGTCCAACTACGACGTGGCTGGCGCGCAAGTCGTCTACGGCGGCGAGGTGCTCAATCCGGGTGAAGCCACACTGGTCTGGGCGTCGGATTTTTCAAGCGTCGGTATTACCAATCACTCGGGTGAACAGTGGCCGCCGACAGACACCATCGCGGTCGCAGTCGCCGGGCTTCCTGCTGAACCCGGCGTAGGGCCGCAAGGACCGCCCGGCGCAGACGGCGCGGCCGGTGTGAACGGCAAGGATGGCGCTCCCGGCGATGCTGGCGCGACGGGACCGGCGGGGCCAGCGGGACCGCCGGGCGGCGTTGGGCCGCAGGGATCGGCGGGCAGCGTTGGCGCGCAGGGACCGCAGGGACCGCAGGGGCCAGCGGGGGCAGGGTCAACGCCGTCGTCAACACCGCCATTGGCCGATGGCGTGGCGGCGGTTGGCGCGTTGGCGACCTATGCGCGCGCCGATCACGTTCACCCGATTGTGGCGATGAACGACAACAGGATCATCAACGGCGACATGCGGATCGACCAGCGTTGGAGCGGGGCAGGCGGGACGACGCAGGGTTACACCATCGATCGGTGGGGTTACGTCAACAGCACCGCGCCCACTGGCAGAGGGACATGGGCGCGCGTGCCGTCCAGTTCCGTTCCTTCTCTTGTTGCTTTGGGGTTCGGCTATTGCTTCTCGTTTATTTCCTCGTCGGCTTATGTGTCGGCGGCGTCCGACGCCTTTCAAATCTACCAGGCCATTGAAGCCGACATGATTAGCGACTTCGCTTGGGGAACCGCGAATGCGCAGCCGGTCACGTTGTCGTTTTGGTTCAATTCAAGCCTTACTGGTACGTTCAGCGGCGCGATCAAGAACGACGCCGCCACTCGGACTTACCTCTTCATTTTTGCGTATCCGGCTGCAACCGTCTGGCAGAAAGTCGTCATCACCATTCCCGGCGACACGGGCGGAACGTGGGTGATGAGCGGCAATGCTAGGGGTATGTACCTCAATTTTGATCTTGGCTCTGGCGCGACCTATCGCGGCCCAGCCAACGCATGGGCTTCCACCAATTATAACGGCGTCACTGGCGCGGTTAGCATCGTCGCCACCAACGGCGCAGCTTTTTATGTGACCGGCGTCAAGCTGGAGATCGGCTCCGTAGCAACGCCCTACAATCGGCAATCGTTGACCAAGAGCTTGGCCGATTGCCAGCGGTATTACAGCACAATTTCCGTTGCTGCGAGGTTCGCAGCCAGCGCTGCGGGCCAATTTTCAGACCAGACGATGAGCTTCCAGAGTATGCGGGCAGCTCCGGCAGCGGCGCTGGTGACTGCCGGTAGCACCGCGAATATCACAGGCAGTTCCACTGTGGTGGGCCTGACGACCAATTCGGCGCGGTTTGAGATTGCAAGCGCGGCGGCTGGCGACGCTTACAATCTTGGTGCTGTCTATAGCTTGAGCGCGGAGCTTTGATCATGTGGACGGCGACCAGTTGAGCGAGCTTAAAACCCTTCTTGAGCGTAAAAAGGCGATTATTCTAGCGCGCGAAGACCTGATCACGTTCGCCAAGTTCATGATGCCAGCGCCAGACGCGCACGAGGACGTGTCTGTGAGCCTTTACCGGCCCGCAAAACATCACTTGGTGCTGGGCGCAGCGTTGGAAGAAGTCGAAGCCGGGCGATATTCGCGCCTTCAGGTCACCATGCCGCCCCGGCACGGCAAAACCAAGCTCACCAGCCACATGTTTCCGGCATGGTACGTCGGAAAACACCCCGAAAGGTCGATAATCGTCGCGA